AGTATTAGTGGGACCATGGATAGCAGCATTACAAAAAATTATGAAACGTGATTTAAATGGTAAGCGTAATATGGTATTTACAAGTGGTATGGATGCAAAAAAATTAGCTACTATGTTAATGGAGCATGATGGTCAATTGGGTGAGGATGATATTGCTAATTATGATTCATCATTTTGTAGAGAATTTATGGAAGCTGAACACTGGTTTGTGTCAAAATTAGGAGCACCAAAAGCTACAAAAGATCTCATAAAAGAAAATGTTGATACACATGGTTACACATTTCAAGGAATAAAATATAAAACAAATGGAACAAGAAATAGTGGAGATCCATTTACATCATTGTTTAACTCATTTTGGAATTTATTATTTCATATTTATATAATTACTAAAGTTAATGTTATATCATTTGAAGAGTGTTTAAGACTAGTATTAATGTTAGCGGCTGGTGATGATAATGCCATGTCTATATCAAGAATTTTAATTATGCCTGACTTTAAAGCAGAAATGTTAAACTTGGGTTTTGAGAGTGAATTCATATTAAGAGAATGGGAGGAATTGGAATTTTGCTCTAATAGGTTGTATAAAACAGAAGATGGAAATTATATGTTTGGACCTAAACCTGGGAAAGTTATGAGCAAAATAGGATATTATGTACAACCTCCTAGTTTAAAATTAGTGTCACAGAAAAGTATGGTAAGAGGTACAGCTATAGGTTTAATACCAGCATGTTATCATATACCAATATTAAGAGATTATATATATCATTTGTTAAGAATGACTAATGGTAGTAGAGCATATTTCAACAGAGATGAACCATGGAAAATGAATTATAAAAAAGATAATGGTAATATATATAATGATTTCTTGTTAGCTAATACATATAATTTGAGTCATTCTAGTTATAAAATATTTAACAAATGTATGGATAAATGTGAGTTAGGAGATATTGCTGATTTTCCTATAATGAATATGATATGTGATAGAGATACATCAGCAGAAAAATCTAATTAAATATATTAGCAACGGCAGACATTAGGTCGTAAGTCCGATTTAGATATTGAATAAATACAATAATAAATTTAGAATAAACATAATTGAATAAAATTTTAATAAATAATAATAAAATATGGTTACCTACCATTTTAATAAACAGGTACACGAAAGTGTCATGTCCAATAGTTGTAATCAACTACTCTGTGTGTGTGGAATCACATACAGGTTAATAACCATTCCATACCTAATAACGTGTATTTAGGTATCATGCACCGACACAATATTTGAATATAGAAGACAGTAAGACCGGAGTTAATAGAACATTAAGGCATGTTGGCAAT